ATAGTTACCTCAAACGTCCTTGAACTGCGTGGAGTGTCGTCTATGGCCTTCATTATCTCGCCTCCATCTTTGCACCGCAGCCTTTGCGGCAACAGAGCAAGTAGGATTCACCAGCGACAGTGCGCCACCAGTGCTGACAGTTTTTCTTCTTAGACCGAAGGTAGAAAATACCCTCCCAAATTGGTTCACTTTTATTCATCTTTATCACCTGTGGAGGATCGGCGAGGATCGGCGGTCAGTGTGGATGCACTCGTTGACCGACCCTCCGATTGATGCGAGCCCGTATCATATAATATATGCTTCGGTGTTCTAAGTCATGGCTTCTGGGGCTCCGCCCCATCAGCAACACCCCCTCCCGCCGGCAATGACTAGCCCACCTCAGCCACCGGCTTTCAAGATTCTCTAGTATTTTGACTGAAATCGGACGATAAAGGAAGGTTCATGGACGGTAGAGGCCCGGTTGACTGACATGGTAGCCACGGAACTGCTTATTTTGGGCGTTTTGAACGTCTTAACGCTGTCTGGGCTGGTCGTTTTGGCTCTCTGGATCAGAAAAGAACTTGAAGAGGGCCTCGCTGAACTGGATGGAGCCCTTGCAGCGGCCTTGAAGAACGCCATGGACTCGATCACGGGCGGTGATGTCATGGCGTTCGACCCCCCGAACCCGATCCAAGTCGCCATTTCTCAACTAATCAGTTCTATGGCTGCTCAGAAGATGGGCACTGTCGAGGCGATCGTCACCGAGAGAGGACCTAGTGGCAAGTTCAAGAAGGCCATGAAAGACCTAGAATGAATTATAAACCTACTACTACGGTTTTTCAATCATGGCAAAGCGCGGACGGAAGAAATCAAGGCGAAGAGGACCCAAGACTTTCAGTTTGTACGATTCTGCAGTCAGTTATGGCAACCTGTCCATCCTGACAACTGGCCTTCTCGGATCAGGCCCAGTGGAAGCGGTGATCGGCGATTACGACATCGGCATGACCACGACTCGAACCGGCATCGACCCCGGACTCGGAGGGAACGGTCGCGGTAGTCAGATACTCTCGACCACGCTCACTGGGGGCGAGCAGATCAGCCTATCGGACATAATGTACGCTCCACAGATGTCCTTTGACATCATCATGGGCAACGCGAAGACCAACATGGTTCCAATGATGCTCGCCGGAGTCTCATTCAATTTCGGCGCGAAACTGTTTCGTAAGGTGATGAGGAAGCAATTTGCCAGCGCCAACCGCATGATCAAACCCTTGGGCCTAGGAGTGCGGATCTGAAATGGCCACTAATACCGTGAACGGGGTTCTCGTTTGTAGTGATGGAACCAACATCCCACTGAAGAAGGAGATCGCCGAAGGTACCGAGGTCGACCTCACTACCGACACCGTCTATACCGTCAGCGCGATCAACGTCGGCGACTATGCGCCGGGCAAGGTCGTCACCTCTGCCCTAGTCACAGCCGACAACGGAATAAGTTACGCGTACATTCTCTCACAGGGCCTAGTGGCTGCGATCATCCCCGTGGGGTTGAAGGGCATCACAGCGTCAACTCCGGCGCTGCATGCCCCCTACCGCCTACGTGCTGGTGATAAGGTCAGGGTGCTTACCCTGACCTCATCGGCGAGAAACGCTTCTCTGTGCTACTACACAAACCGAGGCGTCTCGAGGATCGCGACGGTCTTGGTTTCTGGTGGCGCCACGAACGAACTGGTGGATCTGCAGACTTCGAATTCGGTAGGAGATACCGTTTTCGGGCAGACCATCATAAGCGCCTTCTTCACGACGATTGACGGCGCGAAGATAGAGGACCAAGGTGCTTCAATCGTCGATGCCTTGGGTAACGTCGTCGGCTCTGTATCGGCAACGGACCCCTCTAAGTTTCAGCCGGTGTCCAGTCCAGTCAAGTCAACGATCGCTCTAAACTACGTCGCTCAATTCCTTACAAACGCATGAGGTGCAGGGCTCATGAAGATGACAAAGGCGCAAGGTCGCAGAAGACTGGCTGAGATTCACAGCAAAGCAAAGAAGTTATTCCTTAAGGGCTACATATCGACTAAGGATCTCGATGCGATAGAGCGCATAGCCAAGACTAGAGCCAAGCAGTTGAAGTGATTGAATGACACTTCCAAACGCTGATGCGACCTCTGGCCGGGTGTACAAACTCCTTCAGACCGAGTCGTTAGCAACTCTCAATGCCGTAGATGGAGCCGGTACCATGGCGAGGATCGGTAGCCCTATGACTATAGAACAACTCAACGAGGACGAATTGCGAAGATTGGTGCTCGTATTCCTCGCGCGCCTAACGACTCAGGGCGAATGGGAGGGGCTTTTCGCATGAGTCCACTACCTGATGCCGAGAAGAAATCCCCTCGCGTCTATACGCTGCTTCAGAACGTGGACCTCCAGAACGTCACATTCGCCCAAATACAGGGTGTAGGGAACACAATATCGATCGAAGAGATGTCTGAGGACGAATTAAGACGTCTCGTACTCGTGAATTTGGCCAGACTCTGCGTCAAAGGTGAATGGGATGGACTCCTAGGGACTTGATCCCATGCCTTACGAAAGCCGTAAGGCTATGAGAAAGGCAGAACAAAAGCAAGAGTCTCTACGTAAAGAACTCGAACTAGATCGGTATCTCCGGGTCGATGAGGATCCCTTCCCTTCGAAGAGAGTCTTCAAACTTCTCAAGAACGTAGACTTAGAGACGGTTTCCTTTGACAACGTGCAGAACGCCGGCAACCCGATGTATATCGAGAAACTCAACCGACAGGAACTTTTCGATTTATGCCTCGTCAACTTCGCCAGATTGTGCGTGGTGCAGGAGTGGGACGGCCTGCTGTCATCGGGTGGCGGTGGCGGTAATGGCTGGAACCAGTTAGGTCTACTCACAGCGAGCGGCTACGATACCTATGACGTGTCAGTCGCGGCGCCGTTCGGCATAACGCTGCGGGACACTGATGGCGCTGACGATGAGCCATGCTTCTTCCCATTCTTCTCACCGGCCAGCGGCGATGTGGACGCCATCACAGTCGGCATCACATCGGCGGCAGCATCGCCCACCAACTTTCAGATCGGGCTTTACAATGCCGATGCGGATACAGGACTGCCAACCACGAAAATCGCTCAATGTGACATCGATCCCACGAGCACCGGGGACATCCGACAGACGAGTTTCACCGGAACGCCCACCCTCGTAAAAAATACGCTCTACTTCGCAGCGTACTGTAAATCGGCTGTTGGAGTGGGCTTTTTCTATCGTTCAGCGAAGAGTATTCAGGCGCCGGGGGCAGGACCAACAAATACCACAGAGGATGCTAAGGTTGCACTGCAATTGCAGTCCTCGAACAACACTCTGCCCGATACGGTGACTGCAGGCAATCTGCAGACCACCAACACGGAGAACCCGTCTTTGCTTCTGGAGTGGTGAACATGCACAGGAATACCCGACACTATGACGGCGCCACCCTGATTGAAGAAACGTTTCGCGATGTGGAATGGGACGAGGTCAGGCGCAGCAGGGATCAGGAACTCGAACGCTGCGACTGGCGAGCGCTGAAAGATGTGACACTGACAGCCCCTTGGCGTGATTTTCGGCAGGCTCTCAGGGATATCACAGAACATCCAGACGCGAACACTGCAGTCGATAATTGGCCGGTGATGCCTGAATGAGTAAAAGAAAACCTGACAAGGTCATTGAATACAGGATCTCACTTCAAGATTACGAGCGTGAAATGTTCACTTCGGCAATCGGCGCCTATCAGATGAACCGTATTCTAACCCCGATCATTACTCTGATGAACGACGTGACAGGAATGGTCGTCTTTCTCACTATCATAGCGGCTTTAGGTGTCACCGGTGTGACCTTCACCTTCCTAACTGCCATGTTGGTCGGAGACTACACCATTTCTGATGCAGTCGATCAATTTGCCACCCAGAGGCAACAGGCCATCGCAGCCGGCGCGACAGTCGGGATATTCGGTTTATCGAATCCACTGACAGCGAAAATCTTCGACATATTTGGTTTGACCCCTGAAGAACCATGAAGATGACCTTTCACATAGGGGGGGTAACGGCTACGATTTGGGGCCATCGGCCTTCAAACCCTTGATATCTCTCTCTAATTCTCGAATGTATCTCTCTCTCGTGGCTACCTGCTGCCAGAGACCCTGAAGGTTACTGGGGCCGTTCTCTTCGTAGAAGACAATAGCCGCACTGGTGTTGGCGCTCTTCTGCCTTGAAGGCCAGCGTGAGCGTATGTCAAATGCCGCATCGGAGAGGGTCGCTGAGATTAGGTGCATTATTTATTCACCAACCTGTGTTGAGGGTGGAGGTTCCATTCACCATACCACTCGTTGTTTACGATATGACAACGAACTTCATTCAGCCTCATTTTGACTACGAATCTTGGGTTCATTTGGGTATCAAATGCTTCTTTCGTGTGCCATGTATATTCAGCAATATCTTGAACATTGTTTGAAGCATCATGGACGGTCGATCCATGTTCCTTGGATTGCGCTTCAACCCAACAGTGCATGAACCGGGTTCCCGGTTTCATGTGTTTGAAATACGAGGCCGCAACGACAACGCCATGACATAATTTCACATCATGTCCCCGTTCTGCCATCTCTAGGAAAAGGTGCGTATTGGCCTTGTAGCAATTCCCCATCAACTCGCCTCCTTCAGGAAGACATCTAGGAGCCTTCGGCAGTGCGGGCAGGGGATAGTTACCTCAAACGTCCTTGAACTGCGTGGAGTGTCGTCTATGGCCTTCATTATCTCGCCTCCATCTTTGCACCGCAGCCTTTGCGGCAACAGAGCAAGTAGGATTCACCAGCGACAGTGCGCCACCAGTGCTGACAGTTTT